GAGATAGAGTTATTAATAACAAAATTAAGAGACTCTACACTCTGTATAATGAGAATCCTAAACCTAAGTATTTAGATGAGCTTATTGAACTTGGTGCTGTTGATAAAACTATTAAGAGTCAGTTAGAAACTCGTGCATTTAATGCACTGGTTGATCAGGACATTAGGTATATCACAAATAAACGTGGTACTGTACCAAATAATCCAACAAGTGCTAGAAAAGTACAGAGTTTATTTAATTTTGGAAAGTAAAAATAAAGCCCCAATTGGGGCTTTTTTGTTTTTACAACACACGTAGTTGTCTGATAAATACAAATCTAATAATTCCCAAGTCAATTGCACAGGAGAATAATTGTTTTGTTAAGTGTGGAAATTCAATTCCTATAGAAACACCTGAAATGAAATTAATAATAAAGATGTGTCTATACACCACAGACCCCGCCTGAGCACGCTCTTTCTATGTTCTCCTCAAAGGTAACACCTTTATGTTTAAGAGCTTCATAGTAATCTACTTCTGTAAGGGGCTGACCTCCTCTACTACCATCTGGATAGCAGGTGAACCCACGAAGACGCGGAGCATATTGCGACAATACTGTAGCAAAGTGTCCGATGTCAGATTCGGAATTTCCTTTAGATCCCCAAGAAGGTAGATTGATTGTCGATGAGATGGACATGTCAATGTAATCTTGTATGTCCGCTTGGAATCTAATTCGTTTTTCATAATCATGACTTAGTTTATAAGCTGTTTCAATCTTATCAGGATCTAATCCATACTGTTGAATTAATATATTGGCAGTGGTATCGACAACATATTCATACTTCCATTTTGTACCATCTGTGAGATAACGACGTTTGTAAGCAGTTGCAAACAGTGGTTCAATACCTGTAGTTGTTCCAGCAAGGATACCGATTGTCCCTGTTGGGGCAATTGCTCGATAAGCAGCTGGCTTTGAGATAAACAGGTAGTTACAGTGTTCATTAGCTGATCGTTCAGATTCATCTTTATATACCTTTAACCATTTATGAAGTTCAGGAGTTACTTCGTATCCTTCACCTCGTTGGAGTAACCAGGAATGGATACCCATAAGCCCCAATCCCAATCGTCTATTCTTTTCACGAACCTTGTATACCTTTTCATATGGTAAGTCGGCACGTAACGTCCCGCACACCAGGAATTTGGTTGCAAGAGTGACAATGGATTTGAACTCTTCCAGACATTGTATATTACTGATATTAATAGAACCGAGATTGCATACGTCAGAATCATCCTCTGACGTAACTTCGGTACAAGCATTTCTAAGTGTTTCATTTTGTTTATTACCAAAGTTAAAACTAAATCCAGGTTCCCCTGTCTTTAAAGCTTGTTTACAATTCTCAAGAAAAACAGGATTGTTAGGATCAAATTTCCAGAAATCATCATAGTTAACAGAGATATTAGTCATGTCCAGTGGTGCTGGAAAATTAAAATCCTCTGTCTTTAAATTACGTATCTGTGGAGTCCAGTTTTTTGCCTTTAAAAAGTCCTGTATATCTTCGTGCTGCCAATTCAATGAGGCGTAGATAGCAGACCTCCGTGAGCCCCCTTGCATAACGCCACGTCCAACTTCGTTGATCATCTGCATCAAAGGTATTGGGCCTGAAGATAAGCCACCAGTACGACTTAAAGGTTTCCCTGAAGGTCTTAGAATGCTGTAGTCTATTCCAATACCACCACCAGTCATTAAGCAACTCACTGCTCTTTGTGTTAAGTCTGCCCATTCTTCCCTCGTATCATGTTCTGCTCTTAACAGATAACAATTATTAAAATACTGATTCTTTCTACCAGCATACCATAAGTAACGACCACCAGGAATAAATTTAAATTCTTTGATGTATTGAGTTAGTTGTTGTCTATCATCTTTAGACATTAGAGCATTACGATTACCCCAATCACCACATACATGATTAACAACACGTTTTGCTAGTGCTCCCCAAGTATCATCAGGACCTTGAGCATATTTAACTTTGAATATAGTCTCACTGAATGGATTATTAAAATAAGATTTAATCATTCTTTTTATAATCTTTTACTTCTAATTGCCATTCATCATTTTTGATTTTATTTAACATATCTTTTTTTATTTTTCTTTCTTTATGTTTTTCTTTTAATTTAGGATCTTGTTTTTTCTTATCTAAATTAATCAGAGTCATCATCTTCTAAATCATTTTCAAAGTATTCAATCTTATCTTCAATTTTATCTTTAAATCTAGAAATTAAATCCTCACTACTTATATCTAGAATTTCCATCAATGTTATTTCATCAATTTTTAGTAGATCCTCACAAATTTCTTCAAATGTTTTCAATATATTTTTTACATACCCCCCATGACTCTGGGAATCTCATATCAAGATGATAGGCAATTTTATTAGCAACATCTTGTGTTTCTTTTTGTGTATGTGGATCTAAACGTAAGTTACATACACGTACAAATGCAAGTAGTGATCCTGACCAGATCCACTCAGTCATCATGTTCTGCGGAAGAATCATTCTAGCTTGTTCAGGACATACTCCATCACTTAATAGCATGTTATAGGTCTCTAAACATACTTTTACAGAACCTTCTGAATGAAAGTTTGCATTATTCTGATAAGGAATAGCTTTTCCACTACCTTGTTTTACATTCTCTGCTTTCTTTCTCCATTCTTTTGGGAAGAAGAATTCAGGTTCTTCATCAACATACCTACGTGAAACCTCATTCCAACAAAGACCTATTTGATGCTTACCTAATTGTCTAGCTACAAAGATAGGAGCTTTGATTCTAAAGGATAAAAAACAATGTCCAAATGGTGTATGATGATTATGTTTTGCTAAGTATTTTAAAAGTTTTTTATCTTTGTCAGACATATATTCTATAGTATGATCGTCATCATCATACATGTAATAACTTCGTTTATTGAAAGATACACGAGCGGCATTGACTACAGAAATATCTGTACCCATTAAATCTAGGAGTTCTACTTTACAGTCGCTGATTTTCATATTCTTTTATTGTCTTAATAGGATTACCATCTTTGTCACAGATCATAACTACTTCTGTTGATGCACCAATATGATACACTTGTCCTGTGTATATGTCCTTACAATAAGAATACATTCCATCAATATGATGAAAATGTAAATCTTTATATACTTTTGGTGCGCACGGAGGAGTATTTACCTTTTCATCATATATACGAATGTAACAATTTCTAGGTACATTATATAGCTTCATTAACGATTATCTCCAGATCCACCAATAGTTTTCTTTACTAAACGTTCTGAAAGTTTTTCAAAATTCCAACGTAAAATAGTTTCAAAGTCATAACCTAAAGCTTCTGCTAATCTGGCAACGTACCAGCAACAATCCCCTAGTTCAGCTCCAAGTTGTTTTGGTTCAAATAGACCATCACGGATTAACTTTTTAACTTTACCTGCAACTTCACCAGCTTCTGAAGATAAACCTAAAGCTAGATACACTAGCTCTCTGTTATCTCCTGTACCTGCACCTGGATAGATAGCAGTGTCAATTGTTTTCTTTTGGTATTCATTTGCATTCATTAATTATTTTTCCTCAAAAGGGTAGGGATGAAAAACAGAATGTTCATCCACAATAGGATCGAAAGGTTTTGTAAATACAGGTGCTTTTCTTATTTGTAATTCAGTACGAAGATACACAACAGCATCTAGTAATTCTTCATATGTTTCTTGTAAGAAATCTTTAGGTGTTCTTGTTGTTAAAGGAACACCATACTGTTTCATACCCCATTTGTTTCTTTTTTTCATGTCTTTAATGACATATTTCCAACTATTTTTATTCTTCATAATATTTATTGATAATTTCTCGTAAAGACATGTCGAAAAAAGTTTTTACATGTACATAATTATAGTCTAAAACTAAGTTAACACCGGTTTCAATTCCTCTATTAATAACGTCTTGCCTATCTTTATTCTCTTTCATTACAACAGATCGTAAATATTTATGTGATGTAATTAATTGCTCTAAGGTAAGAGTGCCAAAAGGACTTATTTCTTTACTATACTCTTCTAATAAATTAGTATCCATATTTCTCTCGTAAATATCGTAGGGATACAAACATCTCATCAAAGGAACCATTATTAACTTCATTTAACATAATGAGTCCTCTCCAGTGATTATTTGTTTGTATGTTTAAATAACCTTCTTGGTGTTCATAACAACTTCCTGCAATGATACAGGTGATGTTTGTTCCATCTGCTTTCTTTCCATATGCAACTTGTCTGCCTTGGAGATGACCTGCAATACAGGACATATGCAGTTTATTAACCATTCCAGATGCAGAAGTAATAGGCCGGCCAAAAATACCGGAGGGATAATAATGACAATAAGCAATGTTATCCACAATGACAGGAGAAAGAAAGCTGTGTACTTCCCAATTTTTATAAGGCAAGTCTTCATATGATATTAAACCTTCAAGTTTGGGATCGTTATTAATGGCACGTTCAATTCTTTGTTCGTGATTCCCCAAGGTGAGAATGAGTCTTGGTTTATATTGCTTCTCCTTATTCTTCTTTTTAAGTAAGTTGAAATTAACCAAAGGCGCAAGTAATAGATCCATTCCTCTCTGTGCTGCATCTATATCCTTTACATATCGTTGTCCTTCAAAGGACTTTTTACCCACATCATAAGATGATAGAGAAGTCATATCAGCAAAGTCGCCTAATTGGATAATTACATCTGGCTTTTTGTCCACAAGAAAATGACCAATCGCAGTTAAATAAGATAAATCCTCGCTATGTCTAATTTGGGTATCTGGAATGACACAATGTTTAATAGACATATCTGGCTGCCTTTACCAAATTTTTGTAATTATCTTTGAAATGCCCTAAACCCATTATTCATTTAACCATTCTTTAATTATATCATAGTCCTTAATAGAACAATATAGAAATCCATGTTTTTTAGCCCATTCACCATGAGTGGTTTTCATACCACCGCATAGTTTATCTTCATCTAAAAATACAAATCTTAGATCTAAGTCAGGATTCTGTTTTTTAATTAGTATATATTTCTGTCTTTCTG